GAATTTTTAAGATCTAATTATTATTGTTATGATTTTTTAAAAATTGATGAGACAGAAAATAACGAACTTACGCAAACAACTGTGTTTTTTCACCCAAGAATTAAAAAGTAAAGATACTTTAAATACATTGATCTATAGTATATAATATCGTCATGCCTTTAACAAAAGTAAATATAGCTCCAGGATTTAATAAACAAGTCACTCAAACAGGTGCCGAAGGCCAATGGACTGATGGTGATTTTGTTAGATTTAGATACGGACTACCTGAAAAAATAGGTGGTTGGGAACAGATTGTAGACAATAGTTTGGTAGGAGCTGCAAGAGATCAATTTGTATGGGCAGATTTAGATGGCAGAAGATATGCAGCTATAGGAACTAATAAACTTTTAGTTATATATTATGAAGGTGCCTTTTATGATATTACACCACTTGGTACAGCTTTAACAGGATGTACATTTGACACCGTAAATACTTCAGCGACAGTTACTGTAAACAAACCTGCACATGGTTTAGAACCTGGAGACATATTTTTATTTTCATCTGTCACACCTCCAACAGGAGCTGGTTATTCTGCAGGAGATTTTACAACAAATCCTTTTCAAGTAGTTACTGTTCCAGGAAGTGATGAGTTTACTATAACTATGGCAAGTGCTGCTGGAACTACGGTGAATGCAAGCGGATCAGCTATAGTTACACCTTATATAAAACCTGGTGCTTTAGGTTTTACTTATGGCTTTGGTTGGGGCACAGGATTATGGGGAGGTGGCCAACAAGTATTTAGCACATTGAATGGAGCTTTATTAGATGACACAGCAGGTACAGGTGGATCGGGAACCTCAATTACGCTTGCATCAACTACAGGCTTTCCTTCTACAGGCACAATAAAAGTTGGAGCAGAATTTATTTCATACACAGGTATTTCATCAAATGATCTCACAGGAATTACGAGAGCTGCAGCAGGAACAAGATCTGCACACTCGAGTGGATCAGGTGTTGAAGTATTTACAGGATGGGGAATAGCTTCACTATCTCAAACTTTAACAACAGATCCTGCTTCATGGTCATTAGATAATTTTGGAGAACAATTAATTGCAACTATTAAAAATGGTCAGTCTTTTTCATGGAATCCAATTAACTCTAACCCCAATGCTCTTACAACAAGAGCTACAGTAATTAGTAATGCACCAACAGCTTCCGTCATGTCATTAGTTTCAGATAGAGATAGACATTTAATAATGCTAGGAACCGAGACAACCATTGGTTCTACAGGAACACAAGACAAATTATTTATAAGATTTTCTGATCAAGAAAATATTAGTAACTATACACCTACCTCAGTAAATACTGCTGGAACATTTAGATTAGACTCTGGAACCAAAATTGTAGGAGCTGTAAAAGGAAAAGATTATACATTTATTTTAACAGATAATGCTGCGTACGTTATGCAGTTTGTTGGTCCTCCATTTACTTTTTCTATTAGACAAGTTGGGTCTAATTGTGGATGTATCGGTCAACACGCTATGAAATATGTTAACGGTGCAGTTTATTGGATGGGAGAATCTGGCGGTTTTTTTGTTTATGATGGTACAGTAAAATCTTTACCTTGCGCAGTTGAAGATTTTGTATTTACAACTAAAAATGGTAGTAATTTAGGAGTCAACTATCAAAATGGTGAATCAGTTTTTGTTGGTTTAAATCATCTTTATGAAGAAATTACATGGTTTTATCCAAAAAGTGGATCTGATTTTGTAGATAGATGTGTTACTTTTAACTATCAAGATGGAACATGGGTAACAGGATCTTTGGCGAGAACGACTTGGGTAGATGCTAATTTATATGACGTGCCTTATGCAACGGAGTATAACTCTACAGGAACACCTACTTTTCCTACAGTACAAGGTATAACAAATATAAATGGATCTACAATTTATTATGCTCATGAAACAGGAGTAGATCAAGTAGATACTTCTGGAAACAAAACTGCTATTCCAGCATTTATAGAATCAGGAGATTTTAGTTTAAATCCTGACGGCACAAACGCTGAAATATTTATGAGTATGAGAAGATTTGTTCCTGATTTTAAAACCATTCAAGGAAATGCTCAAGTAACAATATTGCTTAGAAATTTTCCTGTAGACACAGAAGTATCGTCTCCATTAGGCCCATTCACGGTCACCGGATCAACACAAAAGGTAGATACAAGAGCAAGAGCTAGATTTGCTAGTTTAAAAATAGCTAATACATCGACTGATGAAAATTGGCGTTTTGGAACTTTTAGAGCTGATATACAACCAGATGGAGCTAGAGGATAATGGCTAGAGTAGATATTGTAATACCTGAACCTACACCGATATATACTGAAGAAAACCAAAGGCAGGTAACTCAGTCTTTACGAACGATGCAAGATAAGTTAAACACTTCTTATCAACAAGAATTAAAAAATGAACAGGATTCCTTTAATTATTTTTTATCATGACAATTAGATACAAAAGCGATACGTTTAATTTAGACACAACTAATGTGACTACTATTTTAACCTGCCCAAATGATGCAACAATACTAGTTAAAAATATTGAAGCAGTTCATAACACAGCAAGCAATGTGGATACTGATTTATTTATTAGAAAATCTGGTGCGGGTTCAGATATACAAGTTGCACATAAACAATTAAACAAGGAAACTTTTAATTTTGCACTACAAACTATAAATTTAGAGGCTAGTGATATTCTAAAAATGCAAGCAGACACTGCTAATGAAATTTCAGGATTAGTAAGTTATGCCTTAATAGATAGATCACAGGAAAATGGCTAGACAAAAATTTGTAAATTTTGTTCCACGTCCGAAACCTCCTAAGAGGCCAAGAAGACATAAAAAAAGACTTAACAAAAGTGAAAAACGCAGTTATAAGAGATATAATAACCAAGGTAGATAATGTATTTTCCAATAACTGTTGTAGATAATTTTTATAACGATTTTGATAAAATTTTAAAATATGTAGATACTTTAGAGTTTTATGAAAAAACTCAACACACAATGCCAGGATTGCAAACACAAAATTTAAAAGATTTAAATATAAATTTATACAAAGAAGTTATAAGTAAAGTTCTTGCTACTTATTATAATAGATTCACAATTGAAAATACAAATTTTGAATGTCGTACCTCATTTGAAAAAATGATACCTTATGGTAAGGATTATAATAAAGAAGGTTGGATTCATTCTGATGATACAAACAAATTATCAGGCATTTTATACCTACAAGGAGATTTAGATGACGGTACTTCTTTTTATAAAAACAAAAATGTGGGTTTACTTGATAAGGAAAAATTAAAATATAAGCATGCTCTTTATGGGGGAGAATTAATAAGTCCAGATTTATATAATAAAAATTTACAAAATCACAATTCACAATTTGAGGAAATACTAAATATACCTTGCATTCCAAATAGATTAGTGTTATTTGATTCTTCTATGTTGCATAAAAGTAATGGATTGGGTAAAATAGAAAAACCAAGAATTATACAAACTTTTTTCTTTGGTTCTATTTTGGCAGATAGTTTTCCTATTCCAGAAATAAAAAGATATTGAGGAGGATATAATGAGTGATTTACCAAAAATACCAGCAGTTGCCAAAGAGATTATAAAAAATAAAAGAACAGGTAAGGTTTATGATAGTAAAGATCATTTTGATGCTGATGTTGCTGATCCCAATACTGATACTACTGTGGATGATTTTAGACAGGACTTAGAAATTAAAGTTACACGAGCTGGCAGTATTGGTGCAAAAACAAAAAAATAATGAAACCAAGAGGCGCAACAGAAATACAACAAGAGTTTCTTGAAAAATATGTATCTAAAGATTTATTAGATAAGTTTCAAATATGTACATCTATACCAGGAAAAGTTCCGTTAGACCCCAATAAAATAAATATACTTTGGCAAAAAAATTCTTGGGATCAACCAAACCTTCAAAGTTTTTTTAGAGACAAAAATAGACACCACGAATACGATTGGTATATTTTTAATTCACATTGGTGTTATGAAAAATTTAGATATTTTTTTCAAATACCTGAAGACAAATCTATTGTAATTAAAAATGGTGCTAGTCATTTTCCAAAAAGAAAAATATATAAAAAAGGAGATCCTATAAAAATTATACACCATTGTACTCCTTGGAGAGGTCTTAATGTTTTGTTACTTGCAATGCAATATGTTAGGAATAAAAACGTAACTCTCGATGTCTATAGTTCAAATCAAGTGTATGGAAGTGAATTTGCTAAAAGAGTAAACAAAGACACAGAGGCTTTGTTTGATCAAGCAAAAAAATTACCAAATGTAAATTATATAGGATACAAACCAAATGAATATATACTAGAACATATGACAGATTACGATTTATTTGTTTACCCATCCATATTTGAAGAAACCTTTTGTGCTTCTGCTCTAGAAGCACTTGCTGCAGGAGTTCATGTTATAACAACAAACTTCGGAGCTTTACCTGAAACTTGCGCAGAATGGCCTGTGTATGTAAATTATACAGGTAATTTACAAATGTTAGCTATTACAGTTGCTAATGCCATAGATTCAGCTGCTGAATATTTACACACGGATACAATACAAAATCATTTAGAAGAACAACAAAAATACTATAAAAAATTTTATAGTTGGGATAAAAAAGCTATGGAATGGACAAACTTTTTGAAAGGAGCTATAAGTGTCAAGCAATAAATACATTAATGAAGATACATATCAAACATTACAAGAAGTAAATATTGAACCTCAATCAAATTACGAAAAATCAATAGAACCATTGTGGAAAGAAAATAAAGATCAATACAAAGATGTAGAGGTTTTTGTTGCAACACCTGTTCATAGTGAAGTTTCTATACATTACACACAAGCTTTAATAGAATTTCAACAAGAGTGTTTTAAAAACAGACTTAAAGTTTCTTTTCATTTAATTAAATCATCTTTAGTAACACAAGGAAGAAATTTATCTGTAGCTGGGTTCTTAGAATCAAAAGCAACTCATTTGTTGTTTATTGATTCAGATATATATTTTCAAGGTAAATCTATATTTGCCATGCTAAAAGCAGATAAACATATTATATCTGTACCTTATCCTTTAAAAACTTTAATGTGGGAAAAAGCATTTGCTAAAATGCAAGAAGGTAGAATAAAATCACCTGATGATATTAGAAGAGCTTTACATACTTATCCTATGAAAGTTCCTGATCCTAATAATATAAAACTTGATAAAGGTATTATGGAAGTTACTGATTCTCCAACAGGATGTATGTTAATTAAAAGAGAAGTAATAGAAAAAATGATAGAGAAATATCCTGAAAAAGAGATAGTACAAAAGACTGTTATCAATGGTAAGTATGTCAACAAACCTAATATGTGGAACTTTTTTGATACCTTACATGATCCTAAAGAGAAGACTTATAATGGTGAAGATTTTGCTTTTTGCAAGCTATGGAGAGATCTAGGTGGTAAGTGTCATGCATATATTAATGATGCCATAGTTCATGTAGGAGAACACCAATATCAAGGTAAGTTTTACGATGAGTTGATATCAGCCAAGTAAAATGATATTATTATCCATATTTAAGAGAAAAAATTATGGATCCATTTACTATAGCATTAGCCACATTTGGTGTACAAAAACTTCGAGGAAAATCAACTAAAAGATCTTTAAGAGATGCTTTATTTGCTGGAGGTCTAGGTCAACTAGGTGGCATGGCAGGTGTTGGTGGACTTAAATCATTCGGCACAGGACAAATAGCAGGAAACACAATAGGTCAACAATTTATGAATACAGCACCTATGAGATTTGCAAGTAGTATTAATCCTTTTGCACAAAAACAACTTCCTGGACCTGATGTAATTACAGGTGGAAATAAATCTAAAGGATTAGCTGAATTTTTACCAAAAAGCACAGCAGGTAAGGTGAGTTTATTTGCTGGTAGTATACCTTTATTATCAGCTTTGGGTGATGATGAAGTTGTAGCAAATCAAATGCCTGCATATAATAAAAATTATCAAAAACTTATAGAGAGTGGTTTTGCAGGAACACCTACAGGTTTTATGACTAGAACATACAATGCAGATGGTTCTTTTGCTGATAAACCATTAGAAGACGCAAGCACTTATCAATCTGTAGAACAAATACTAGATGAAGATCAAAAACCTACAGGATTAAAAACAGGTGGTATTGCAAACATACAAAAATTTAATGAAGGAGGTCA